TATATATGTTATGGGCAAAATGAATGATGAGATATTCACCCAAATATGTGAGATAACCTCAAATACTTCTAAAGGTATTCAAGTTATAATGCAAGATTATGATATAAGCGTTGGTACTTTTTGGAACTTTAAAGAGAGTTCACCACAGAGAATTGAACAATACGCACGTGCGAAGAATATGCAGTTACTTATACTTGCTGGTGAGATATTGAGCATATCAGACGATAAAAGCGGTGATGTATTAGACGGTGATTTGGGTAAGACTGGTAATAGTGCTGCGGTTAATCGTGCTAAGCTACAGACTGACAGCCGTAAATGGTTACTCTCTAAACTTGCCCCTAAAGAGTACGGGGATAAGGTGGCAATCGAGCATGAGGGCAATGTTAATCACGTAGTTACAGGAATGAAAATAGTATAATGGCTACAACTAAAGCAATCGAATTAGTATTTAACACACAAGGAAACGAAAAGCAAAAGGATGTATGCCGAGCATGGTTAGATAATGATGTGACGGACATTGTGTACGGTGGGTCAAAGGGTAGTGGAAAATCTTTTTTAGGCTGTTCGCTGATATTCGGAGATGCCTTTATGTACCCCGATACGCACTATTTTATTGCACGTTCAACCCTATCAGATTTGCGTAAATTCACAATACCTTCAGTGTATGAGGTGTTTGGAATTTGGGGAATTAAAGATACCATGTATAAGTATAACGGTCAAGATAACTGTTTTGTGTTGTATAATGGTTCTAAGGTGTTTCTATTAGGTGCTGATTACATGCCTAGTGACCCTATGTATATGCGATTTGGTTCTATGCAGATGACTAGGGGTTGGATAGAAGAGGCGGGAGAGTTTCACCGTGATGCAAAGAACAACCTACAAGCAAGTATTGGAAGGTGGAAAAATGGTGTATATAATTTAGTTGGCAAGCTATTACAGACCTGTAACCCAGCGAGTAACTATTTAAAGTCAGATTATTACTATCCATTTAAGAGTGGTAAATTAGAGAGTTGGAAACGGTTTATACAGGCTTTCCCACAAGATAATAAGATGCTACCTGCTGGGTATTTAGATAATCTAAAAAGAATATTAACTAAAAACCAAAAGGAACGACTATTATTTGGGAATTGGGAGTATGACGATGACCCAAGTGTATTATGTGATTATGATGCTATCTGTGATGTGTTCACCAATGAACACGTAAAGACTACAGGCAATAGGTATATTAGTGCAGATATAGCCATGCAAGGGCGTGATAAATTCATAGTGGGTGTGTGGGATGGGTTTGTGTGTGATGTGGCAGTTAGCGAGGATAAAAGCACTGCAAAAGGTATCACAGCTACTATAACTAGGCTAATGGATAGGTATAGTATAGGGCATAGTAGATTAATAGCTGATGCTGATGGTGTTGGTGCGTTTGTAGGTAGCTATATTGATGGGTGCAAAGAGTTTCATGGGGGCGGTAGTGCGACAAACAAAGATGAATACGCAAATATTAAAAGTGAATGTGCGTATAAGTTAGCGGAAAAGATTAATAAACGTGAAATATATATTAAGTGTACAGAGGAGCAAAGGTTATTAATCATTGAGGAGTTGGGAGTGCTAAGGGCAGATGATGTAGATGCAGATGAACGTAAAAGGCGTATTATTAAGAAAGATTACATGAAAGAATTAATAGGGCGTTCACCCGATTATCTTGATATGCTGATTATGCGTATGTGGTTTGAGAGTAAAGACCGAGAATTTTTTGATATTTCTAGTTGTGATTATTAATTACTTATATTTGCAAACATGATATTACCATTAACAGCAGCAAGGGGGGAGTTATCAATCACATCTATACTACGTGATAGACCGCATAAGAGGTATGTAGAGGAGTTCCAAAAGTATTGCGCTCATACTACTATGCACATGACAGGTCTAGGGCTAGATAAGGCAATAGAACGCTTTGATTACTATGAGAGTCCCCGATTGTTACTGCTAAGGCAAAAGTACAGCCCGTCTAATGTAGACTTTTATTCACGCCTACACAGACCAACCGATAAGATATTCAATGCTAAAGGTGGTAGTATCAATTACCTTTTACCCGATAGTGAGAAAAAAGTATTCACCGCTAAGATGCAAGATGTTCATAATGGATATTCTATGCGTAGGTGGATTGAGACATTTTGGCTACCAGCGTACCAATATGACCCTATGGGCTTAATACTTATGGAAGTTGGTAACGATAGCACATACCCTACTTACATTAGTTCGCAAGATATATGGGATGTACCTAAGCCCAAAGGTAGATTTTTTGAGTATGTGGTCTTCAAATTACCTAACAGAACTACAACCGAAAACTTAACAGGATACAGCGAAACGAATACTAACCGTATGAATGCAATTACTGGTTACTATCGTGTTATAGATGATGCGTTCGATTATACAATTAAGTGGGAAAATGGCGTTGCAACGGTAATAGAAGATGAAACATACCCTAATTTCTATGGTAAAGTGCCAGCCGCTACAGCTAGTAATATATGGGATAATGTTAAGCAGTTTTATGTGTCACCTGATAACAATACACTAGACATAGCAGACCAACACTTACGTAGTAGGTCGGTGTTAGTTATGTTTGAACTACATCATGGCTTCCCATTAAATTGGCAATATGCTGGTAGGTGTAATAAGTGTACAGGTACAGGTAAGCTAAGTGGTGATACGTGCGATAGTTGTAACGGTACAGGCAAGGAAAGCAAAAAAGATGTATCAAAGCTAATACTACTACCATTTCCAAAGAGTAAAGATGACCCGATTATAGACAAGCCCGGGGGGACAGTTGAGGCAGCTATTGACAGTTGGCAAGAGATGAAGCGCACTATTGAGCAACAATACAAAGAAGCGCACTACGCCACATGGGGTACTAATCAGATTGAAGATAGTAACCACCAAACAGCTACAGGTAGGTTCATAGATGTACAGCCAGTTAATGACATGCTAGGTAAGTATTCAGATGCAGCAGAGTGGGTTGAAACATGGATTACTAACAAGATAGGTGAGTTCGATTATCCCAATACTTACAAAGGTTGTGAGATTAATTTAGGTCGTAGGTTCTTAGTTGAGCCACCTGATGTTATAGCCGAGAAACTGCAAAAGGCAATACAAGGTAAGATGTCATATTCATACATGAAGACCTTATATTTTCAATGGGTTGATAGTGAGTACAGTGGCGATGAAATGACAAGGCTAAGGCTAACAATGGAGTTTAAATTAGACCCAGCACCATTTATGAGTGTGTTAGAGTCACAATCTGCATTTGTTGGTAGCGAATTAGATTACTACAAAAAACTATATTTTGGGCAATGGTTGGAAACATTACCGTCAAATTGGTATTTTGTTAGTAACTTTGAAACCTTATCTAATCAGTTAACGGAGTGGGTTCAAAACAAAGTAGGTGAGATGCCAGAGCAAGAAGAACCCAACGAAATAGAAGAAATAGAAACCAATTAAAACAAATATAACATGCCAAGACCAAAGAAAGTAGGCAATACAACGTATGAGCCTACAGCACCCGAAACGGGCGAACAAATCGCAAAGAGCAATCCACACAAAAAAGCGTATGACCGCTACGAAATTAAAGCTAAGGCTAACATGGGTAGCAAGCCCGATGGCACAACGTACCTTAGACATTGGGAGTTCCAAGTACAGCTAATCAGCAAGGACAAGGGCATACCTTCTACAGGTATTATGTTAGAGCCTTACCGAGTTGAGTTTATGAATGAAAGGGCGCAAAATAGTAAAGTATGGATGCATGAAGTAGGGCAGCCAATACCCGAAACTATTATACGCAAAGTAGTTGAAGATGAAGATGGTAACGCAATATTTGAGGACACATTTAAATACAAAAACTAAATTACATTCACATGCCAATTAGTAAAAAAAGTATTGAGCAAATGGCTAAGGCGTTAGGGGTTGATAAGACCGCACTAAATGACGCACTAACAGCCGAAACGGATATAGACATTGATATACCCGAAGTAAAGGTATTAACACCCGATGGACTACGCAAGCTAGAGAGTGAAAAGTATGAGGAAGGGAAAGAGGTAGGTGTAGAAATGGCTGTAAAGAAATACAAGACCGAAAACAATATACAATTTACAGGTAAAGGTATTAGCGACTTAGCGGCACACCTTGAAAGTAAATCAGATGTAGACGGTAGAGTAAAAAAGCTACAAGAAAACCTAACAGCAGCAGAACAAAAGGCGGTACAGTTTGAGCAGAAATTACAGACTGTAGAGATTGAGAATGAAATATACAACGCTATCCCAGCAGAGTATAACGGGCTTAGTAAACGTGCATTGAAAGCTATTGCAGAGGTAGACGGCAACATTACATTTAAAAAAGAAGATGGTAAATTGAATGTGTATCGTGATGGTCAGAGAGTACGTGATGAGCGCACTCAGGCAGACCTACCAGCAGTAGACGTACTAAAGAACTTCTTTGAGGTAGAGAGGGGCTTTAAAGTTGCAGGTAGTGAGCCACCACCACAGCCACCAAGACAAGGTAGAGGCGGTGAGGGTACACCACCAAAGGCAGCAAGTGCAAGCCGTAAGCGTTCGGATATTGAGAAGGAATGGACAGCAGCTAATCCCGAATTGAATGTAACTGGTATGGAGTACCAAAGCCATTTTGCACAGCAAGTAAAGCAAGCAAAAGAGGCAGGGCAACCGATAGAGATAGATTAATGATTTCATGTGTGTTTAATTTGGGGGTTGGTGTTTCTACACCGACCTTTTTAATGTATATTTGTATCTAAACACAAAAACATGACTATTCAAGATTTACTCAATGCAGGCTTTAAGATGTTGATGCCACAAAATAACTTTATGTATGGTAAGGCTACACACTTAAATGAGATTAGAAGTACATTGCAGCCCGATTTCTTATTTACTAATGGCAATAAACGTATTGTAATATCTACGCAAGGGGGACTAACAGAGTTCCCAACAGACAACAGCAGATACACTGATGAACAAGTAGATGCTATAATCAAAGTATCTGAAAGTATGAAAATACATTTTATACAACTTAAAGACGGTGAAAATATAGTATATGAAAACTATTTCGGTGTGTTTCCTACTGACGATATATTGAATGAGTTTATCGCTTAACTTTACACATTATTGTTCACTCTTAAACCTTGCAAAATGGCATACGGTAAGAAGAAGAAAAAAGGTAAAATGTGCTAAATGCACCAGCCCACTAAGTTAATTAGTGGGTTTTTTTATTCCATTATTAGGAATATTCCACAATTTGGAAAATAAATTTGTTTGTATCGGAAATGTTTGCCTATTTTTGTTGTGCATTGTTCGAGATATGTAACAATGCAAGTCAACCCGCACAAGATAGAGTGCAAAGTTCTTAGCCAAGATACAGGCTATTATTTTTTATTACTAACTAAAATGGCAAATTTTACTCCGTCAAACCTCCTGAAGGCACAGACGATGTTAACTGAGAGCTTTACCGAGCCTGAAATGAGGGAAAAAATATTACCTTCTATACAAATCGGTCTGAAAAATAAAGATGTACTGGTAAAAGGTGCAGAAGAGCTACGCAAAAGAGAAGACAGAGCCGTTAGCGGTTATGCTATGATGCGTCAGGTACGTTCTACAGGTTCACAGCGTACCGCTACGCACACTGGTAACAGAGGTGATTCAATGGAACTACCTTTTACGTGGACAACGTTTAGCGATACATTTAGCATTTCGCTAAAGCAAATGGATAACAACTTGTTTAGTTTTGAGCAGGCTATGATGCAGAACATTAAGAATTGTGTTCTTAACATACATAGTGATATTGAAACTCAAAATATTGCGTTTCTGCTTGCTGCAAAAAACCAAGTAGTACAGACTACTAACCCAGTAGGCGGCTATGTAACTTGGAACGCAACAAATCACGTACACGAAATAGGCACATCGTACAATAACCGTTTTACCCAGCTTGCTAAAGCTGTAATGCGTTCTAACAAGTATAACGGCAATACGTTCGATGCAATATTTGACAATCAGATGTACACAAATGCTGAGTTTTGGGCATCACAAGGTGGTCAGAATGCACAAAATACAGCGTTTCAGTTCACAGGAATGAACATTAACCCATCTATTGAACTTGCTGATAGTGATTACCCAAATGGAGTAGCTTTGGTTATGCAGCCCGGTACGTATGCTATGATACCATGGATACCTAAACAGAACAGAACAGGTTATGGTGACTACAATAGCTATTTGGGCGGTTACGGTTCAATAATTGACCCTATCACTAACCCTAACGGTATCTATAGTGGTGGTCTTGTATTCGCTGTACATGGTTACGCAATACGTGCCGATACATCTAGCGATAACGGTGTTGAGCAAGATAACTTGATGCAATTTGAAATATCTGTAGACGTTGCAAATGCACTAACTCCGCTATCAGTAGCTCAAGAGTCTGTAGTGTATGAGTTCGCACAGATGTAATTGTAAACAATTTTAATAACATTATCAATCAAAAACAATGAAACAATTTATAATAATTGCATTGCTTTTTCTTAGTTTGGGTGTAACAGCCCAAACTACGAGAAGTGCAGCGTTTAAGTCAGTGACCCCAGCAGGTACGGTTAAAACGCTTGATACTACTACCAATACAGATACTTCGTATTTGTGGAACGGTAGAAATGACCATAATCAGTGGTCTAATGTATCGCTACAGTATGTTAATACGCTTATCACAGGTACGGTAACAGTAACTATGATAGTGCAAGGTAGCAACGATGCTACTACGGCTGTAAGTGGTAATTGGTTTACGCTTAAAACAAGTACAGCACAACAGGTAACAACAAGTGATACAGGTACGGTTAACGCTACTCAGTATTTATTTAACTTGCCTAATTGTAACTACAAGTATTTGAGAGTGCGTAAAATTACAGGCGGTACAGGTACAAGTTCAATGACTGGTACATATTACCTTGCAGCACCTTACAGAACAAACATAAACTAAAGTACGTGCCAAACATTAGATATACTAACGGGATAGATTTAGAAGTACTGCTACCAGTGTTGACCTTTCGTAAAGGGTGGAAACAACCAACGGTAGCAGACTTCGCACCCGTACTATCTGAGGAGGTAATTACGTGCAGAAGTGGCATGTATTACAACTTTGACCATAGCAGTTGTAGCCCCGTAAACATTTGGAATTGCCAAGAGGATAACGAAATTACAGATGCTAATTTTAATCAATTCCTACTTGACCTAAAACAGCAAGTAGCAGTTGAAAGCCTTGTAAATGTCTTTCGTGAGAATAACCCCGTTGAGCCGTCTAAGATACTGTTTGAGAAACAATTTAGAACTCAATACAGAGATATAGACAATTCGGGTAAGTTTTGCGGTTGGCAATTGAAGTTACCTGAAGGCAACTATGCACCAAGAATAGAGAGCATAATGCTAACTATGAATAAGGCATGTACGGTTACATTGTATGCCTTTAATGACTTGAAAGCAGACCCGATATGGAATACTACCATAACCGTAAATGAAGCCTACAATCAAGAATCAACCGTAATTGATGACTTGATACTTTCTAGGCTAAACAACCTTTACAAAGGTGGTGTTATATTTTTTGGGTATTTCCAAGACCAACTAGAGGCGCAAGGTGCTAAGGCGGTAGATGTGTATCTTAATTGGTGGGAGCAATTTAACTACGTTGGGTATCAAGGTTTTGAGGCGGTATCTGATTATGCTAACTTAACATTTGTACGTGACCAATACTTTAGCAACTACAAGACTTACGGATTAAACTTAGAAATATCTACAAGTCGAGATTTTACTAATACAGTAATTCGCAATGCACACGCATTTGATAAGCTACAAGGGCTATTAATGGCGGTTAAATGCCTTGAATTGCAGATGAATAGCATAAGGGCTAATGGTGAGCAAAGAACGGTTAGAGATAACTACGAAGTACTGTATAATGAGATTGAAGGGCTTAAAGGTGGTGAGGGTATTCCGTATAGGCAAGGGCTAAAAGATAGGGTTATAAGAGAGGTTAAGCGATTAGAGCAAACGTTCTATCCTAAAGATGAAATGTTTAGTTCTATACCACCTGTAAATGATTGGATTAGCTATAATACACGTTGGGGGCATCAAATATGATACACTTAGTACCACAGCCAAATGGCATAGATTACCCTATTAGCAACTTACAAACGTTGCTGTATGAAACATTCTATGTAATGTGGGGCGAAAGTGGTATGACTGGTGAGAATTTTGATGTTTTTGGTAGGACTTACAGAAACAGTGTAGTAGATGGATTTGTACCACAGTGGTATAAATCGGGAAAGGATTACAGTACAGATATGTTCTTTAATGACAAAAAAGCGGCTGTAATGTGGTTCGGTTTAAATGACCCTACACAAGTTGAGTATGAGCGTTATGTTTATAATTTGAGTCTGTATGTTATGGTTAATCTTGAAAGAGTGCGACCTATAAACGGCAATCAGAGAATGGATGAACGTGTAATACAAGATGTTTGTAATTTCTTAGTTCCATCGTGGTATGGATTTGTAGTAAAAGCGGTAGTGCGTGATATTGATAATGTGCTAAGTAGGTACAGTGGCAGTAAGCGTAAATCAGCAACTACAGATACTAACCATCAGCCAAAATGTTGTTTTAGAATTGACCTACAAAATGCTATTGACATTAAGAACTACGATTGTGTTAGAGATATACCAAGACCTCAATATTTTTACGCTATGACAGCCCCTATAACGTGTGTGTTTAAGACATTCCCAAATACAGACCTTAAACAAACCCTTTGGAACGGTGTAAAGATACAAGTGGAATATCCTACAGGCAGTAGTGTAACAGTGCCACATTTGGTAGGGCGTGATGTGTTTCCCGACCAACTCTATAACTGGACACCACAATCTTTGCCTTACGATGCAAGTACAGGAACGTTTACGTTTAATTTTCAAGACGGTGATATATTACGAATACAGTACAATGAAAATCAATAATTAACTAACAATTTAAATTTAATAACAATGAGTGTAATCAATTTAGCAAACTGTAATAGTTCAACAAACATAGGACTATCAGAATGCGTAAGCAACAGAGGTATATTCCGTTGGGCTGTAGCAGTGCCAAAAGGAACAAGTATAACAGCAGCAACAGCATCAAGTAACAGCGCATTTAATACCGCTATTACGGCACTGTTTACCGCTAATAGTAGAGCAACAAGGGCGTACCTATTGCCATCATTTACAGCCGTTACAGACAATACAGGCGATGCAGTAACAGAGGCGCAAGGTAACTTTGATTTCGTTGTAGCGTCTAAGCCTTACAACTGGTCATACCGTATGAACACAGACGATTGCACATATAAGAATGTGTATAATCTGCTACGTTTAAAGCAATCGCAGTTTGACATCATATTTGTTGATGACAATGGTAATGTGTATGGTACTTTGGTGAATGGTAATGACTTTGGTGGTATTCCAATGGCGCAGATATTCACGCCTGACCCAACACAGAAAACAGACAGTGCAAACCCAATGTACATGATTAACTTCTTGTTGCAAAACAACCAAGATGTAATCGTTAATAGTGCGGTGGTATCGTCTAATTTCAGACCTAACCCAGCAACAATGGGATTGCTTGATGTGGTACTTGCAGAGGGTACAGTAGGCACTACATCAGCTACAGTATTGTATGTTAAAGGTACATTCGCATGTGGTGGTGGTAATATCGGTGATTCTTATGGTGCAACGCTTAACGCTGGGGCTGCATGGAGTGTAGTACCTGCCGCTGGTGGTTCTGCTATCGTTCCATCGGGTGTTACTTACAATTCTACTACAGGTGAATACGCTTTGACTATCGCAAGTACACCTGCTACAGCGTTGATAGTGGGATTGGCTGCACCGTCTGTATTGACTGTATCACCTTACTTTGTATTTGCAATCACAGAAACAGCTAACAAGGTAACAATTACAACTCCGTAATCTATGAGTGATACCGTAAGCATTGAAGGTTTTGGTTGGACTAAATCAGTCCACCAAACCTTTACCGAAAAGCAATTTGTCGATATGTATAGCGGTGAGGGATATGCCCACATTTACCCATACATGACAAAAGAGCAAAAGAAAGCTGCACTTAAACTCGCATACAAGGCATGTGTGCCAACACCGATTAAAGCCCCTAAAAGGGAAGTATTCGGTACAGACGAGGAGTAGCAGCAATTTATTTAGGAATGAATAACCCCAATGATACATATTGTTGGGGTTATTTGTATATTTGTAAAGTGGCTACATTCTCCGAGATGCTTAAAAGGTTTCAATCATTTGACCCAATAGCGGCAACGGGCGATGCTATGCTAGAGAATAAAGAGCAAATAATAGGCATTAACCAAGATGAATTGTATGAGCGAGGTGTAGGTAAGGATGGGCAGAAATTACCCCCTTATTCGCCACAATACGCCAAGAAAAAGCGCAATCCCGACATAGTAGACATATACCAAACTGGTAGGCTTTATTCACGCATGAATTTACGTGTAGAAGGTAACGAATACGAAATAAATAG